CAGGTCCATACTCAGTCAGATAATTTGAAGTAACAGTGCTATCAGTATTTCTAGTGTACTGAGTTCCTGCTACTGGTGTCAGGGAACCACCAGTATTGTTTGTTGGTGTAAATCCATCACAAAGTCTCCCTACACCAGCAGTTCCAGTTAATGTAAGTGCAACTCCACCAATATTGTCTGGTTGTGATGGAACTAACTTACCTAAGATGAAATTTAATTCATCAATAGAGTCTTTTGTAAAATCGTTTATAGTTGGTGTATATGCTCCTGCTCTAAATGAACCACCTGTCGGTGTTCCAATTACTTGGTCACCATGATATGTGTTGGCAGTAACAATGCCCGAATACACAATAGATCCTCCCCCATAATTCTCTTGCCATGGGGTTAAGAGTGCGACAGTCGTTCCTATACCAACACCTGCGGTGTTTCTTTCAGCATATAAGTGACCATCATTATAATTTATCGCTAGCTCACCGAGCTGCAAGTCTGTCAGTACTGGTCTTTTTCCAGATACAGCAGATCGTTTTAACCTAAAAGGTGTCGCCATCTATTCGCATTCGGTATTTACCAAAATCAGCAGTATGTACTGCTGATTTATTTATTCAAGTCGCATTATTCCGTCTAGGACGATATGCAAACAGATTAGCAGGTTTTTCAGGTTTCATCCAGTCTTTAATTTTTTCATAACGCTGAATACTAAAAAACTCCTGGGAGAGATACCAATCTTCCCAAGGAGTATGACCTTTGTCCTGATTACATTTGTGGCAAGCACACAGACAATTCTTCGTGAAGTCCGTGCCCCCCTTCGAACGTGGCTGAATGTGGTCTATCGTGAGTTTGTGCTCAGACCCACAATAGGCACATTTATAATCCCAACTTTCCTTTATCTTTTGCCTCCATAACCTTTTTGCTTCGGCGGAACTAGTTGTCTGGAGGTTAAAGACATAGGCTTCGGGAGTATTGTAGAGAGGCATAAAAAATTGCGTCCTGCAATTATTTATTATTTTGAGACCACTCTTTAAAAGAAGATTGGAGATTTTGTATCACATCTTTCTTTTTTGGAGTATGCTTGTATCGACAAGCACCTCTTGCCCACGCTCTTGCTAAACTGTTAAGATATGAACACGCTTGTTGTTCTCTTTGACAGTAAGGACACTTAGCATCGGGTGGATCATTAGGGTATGAAAACTTCGGCATCGTTTTCTTTTAGTGCGGGAACGTATTCTACTTCTTTCCAAGAACCACCAACACCACCATCCATATTTACTGCAATATCTCTGGTAGGAAGTTCGGGGTCAGGAGCAATACTTATATGTGGAACATCTACTGTTTGTGGTGGATGTGGAAGATAAATTTTTTCCACAGTTGCGTCTGGATACATTTCCAGAATTCTTTCTGCATCCTTGATATTACCAACGTGCATTTGTGGAACACCATTAGGATGATTGGGGATCTTTACCTCATAGTAATGTGGTTGATCAGATTTGACGATACTATCTTGCTTCTTAATCTTCATGAGAATTTATGAGTTTTTATGGTACCATCCTGTCAAGATATATTTGTCTGTAGTCATCACTGTATTACCTTTATGAAGATGAGTAAAACCTGCTGGCCAAACAACAACAGTGCCTGCAGTGGGTCGAATTCTTTTACGTTGATACAAAAACTCAGTTTCTCCATCACCTTCTGGCATATCGTTTAGATAAATCATCCAGACTAATTCTCTATGAGAATGAACTTGGTCTCCATTTTCATAGTGCCATTGATGAAAACCACCCTCAGGTGGTGTCTTTTGCACTTTGATATCTGTTGACACTAATGAAGTATATTTCAGTGCCTGATACTTATAAATGTAGTGTTCTACGCAAGAATGAAGAATAGAGTTGATCTTATTGGTAAGACCCCTATTAGAATAATTCATTACGAATGCAAAATCATTGCGATTCAATTCACTGCGACCATGTATTTCTGCAGAATTATATGGAATTTCCTGCATATTATAATCAATAGCTCTAGGATCTGGATTGTACAGACAAGCACTATCAAGAACATGATCACAGTATTTGATCATTTCATCACATACTGGTTTGGGCATGAAGTTTTTCCATACACCAATAAAATCATCAAATTCAACCTTTGTAATTTTTTCATTTAGCATCAACTCAAGTGGTCGATAACTTAAAACATTATCATTTGGGTTCATAACTTATGATTCATAAGGATGAGCAGGTTTAAATTCACCCTCAGCAAAAGGTTCAGAGGAAACAGTGGGATTACGATCTAGATTCTTAATAATAATGAAAGCGTCTTTGTTGTACTTGCGAGTTCCTTTTACAGGTGCCCACTTAGTACCAGCACCATCAATCTCATAGACTGAGGTACCAGCAATCTCTACAGCAACATCATCTTCAGAATCCCATCCCATTTTTTCAAGGGCAATGGCAAGTTGTCCCAACATCTTGCCAGGGTACCTCACACTTTCTTCCATAACATTTTCTTCAGGGTCAAGACTTCCGTGCATCAGGTTTATTCAACTTATCATTATTATACCGTGTTTTTGGAGGTCTGTAAAGGTTTGGCCAAGTATCCATAATGATCTCAGCCAATTTATACGGAGTCTCCGAACTTATCACCGTTTCACTGCTGCCCAGTCCTTATCAAAAATTTCAAGACCTTTATCGGTCAAGATGTGATCATACATCTGATCAAAAACTTTTGGTGGCAAGGTGCAAATCTGAGCACCATTATACCAAGAGCGAACAGCACGTTGAACGCTACGAATGGAAGCAGAAAGAACTTGTGTTCTCACTCCATGAATACGATAGAGCTCAGAGATAGAACGCACAACCTCAAGACCAGCAACAGACTGGTCATCAAGACGACCAACGAAAGGTGAAACATAAGTAGCACCTGCTTTAGCAGCGAGTACTGCCTGAGCAGCACTGAAGATAAGGGTTACGTTGACCTTAATATTATTGGAGGAAAGGTGTCTGCAAACATTCAAACCCTCGCGTGTGCAGGGAACCTTGATGGTTGCAACATCACCAAACTTTTCATAAAGACGGAGACCTTCGTCATACATTTCTGTATCAGAACCGACAACCTCCATACTGATATCACGGATGCCAATATCAATCAGTTCTTGATACACATCCTCAGGATCGCGACCACTTTTCATAATAAGTGAAGGATTGGTAGTAACACCATCTATCAATCCTGTTTGAAAATGCTTGCGGATAACATCTGTTTCCGCAGTGTCGAGAAAAATTTTCATGTAGTTGTGCGTATAATTCATCATTCAACGTGTATTGTACCAATCATACCTGCACCTTTGTGAGGAGCACACCAATAAGTGTAATCACCTGGATCATTAAAGGTGATATCAAACTCTTCACCAGGAAGCATAGCAAGTGATTCGTGAGCAAGATCAGGACGATCCTCTACGATCACATTATGTGGAGGGAGCATATTATTCACAAAGTGAACTGTCTCTCCTGCGGATATTGTAACATCTGCTGGTTCAAAAATCAAGTTACCATCGTAACCCATTTGAACATCTACAGCCCAAACAGGTGCAGAAAAGAAAAGTGTAGCGAGAAGTGCGAAAAAGAACTTCATTTAAGTTTACGCAACTTCAGTATATATTACTTCTGTATACCGTGATACCTAGGGTTTGTGCGGACTTCCTCACTAATCATTTCACCAAATTCCGTAACACATTGACACCACTTTTTTCTTGCATCTTTTGCTTCTGTACTGTTCTTATCTACGTCCCATAATTCTTTCCATACCAACCAGAGGTCAGAACACTCATCTGACTTCTTTTGTAAGTGCGGTTCCCGATACATGGGAAACCTGGGGATTGGTGCCCGTGACTACATTACTATTTACCTTATTCCAATGCCGTATGACACCAGATACGATGAAAGCGTTAGTGACCATGTAACTAACAAAAATACTGGTGCGTATGATAGCAACGTAATTATCATAAGGAGCTGTCTTGTCGTCACTGAAACTTCCCAATGAATATTTCCATATGTCCCAAATTCTTTTCATAAAAAAGAGGGTGTTAACCCTCTTAGTATATCACACTTTTTTACCCAACAGGGTGATCTCTTAGAACCTCCCGACAGATTCGTTTACAAGTCGCCTGATCATCATCACATTCAATCAAACAATCATAATAGTCGTTGATAACATCTGATTCCTCCAATGATCGATCCAGTGTTTTGTTTAAGCGGCGGAAAGCGTCTTTCCAGCCTTCCAGTTGATTATGCGAAAGAATGTTGTGCATAATGACCTCCACGTAATTTTAATCATGTCAAAACTTACAAAGGGTTTGGGGTTTTCACTTCATAGTGGACTTCTCAATTCTACCAGTATATAGAGAAAATGTGTCGATTTACACATAAATTATTAAACTTTTCTTTCTTTTTTACATAGGTACAAAAAAAGAGAGGTTTCGTAACCTCTCTCTATGAAAAATCTAATAAGGCAAAATTTTTGCCGGAAATTTTTTCCCCATATTGGGAAAATTAAAGTGCATTTCCCCTGGGGAGAACTTCTTCTGGGAAAATAAACTGTTCGTGTGGTTGATCAACTGGTGCCATCCAAGCACGAAGACCTTCATTCAAGAGAATGTTCTTTGTATAGAATGTTTCAAATTCTGGATCTTCTGATGCTCTGATCTCTTGGGAAACAAAGTCATAAGCGCGAAGATTGAGAGCAAGACCAATAATACCGATGGAACTTGTCCAAAGACCCATAACAGGAACAAACAGCATAAAGAAATGCAACC